GTTCTTGAGTCTAAGAAAAAAGTAAATAAAAAAGAAGTAGCTAAATTAAAAAGAAAAGTCACTACTACTAAAAAACAATTAGAAAAAGCATCAGAAGCAGTAAAAACAGACGATGCTGATGAAGCAGTGAAATTTTTAAAGAAGTTTAGTAAATAAACTATATATTTATATATATGAGATATTTTATTTACATATTATTAATGGGAGCTTTATTCTCACAAGACATAGAAGGTGATACACCAACACCATTAGACCAGTCTTTATATTCACAAGATGAAGTAAAAACCTATACTTTTACAGAAGAAGAAGTATTAGGATTTACTAATCGTATTAAAGAATTAGAATTAAAAGATAGTCTAAATGTATCGTTAGTGTTTGATTTAGAAGAACAAATCAAATTATACGAAGAAACATCAGTAATTGATTCTATGTTGATTGCGAATAAAACTAACCAAATTAATCTACTGAAAGACACCACTAAACTACTTGAACAAAAAGTAAAACTTGTCCAACCTAAATGGTATGAAAACAAATGGTTATACTTTACATTTGGAGTAGCGTTGACTGCTACATCAGTTAAGTTAGCAGGTCAAATAGTAGACTAATGGCAGAACAAATTAAAGAAGTAATCAAACAAGAATATATAAAATGTGCACAAAACCCTGCATATTTTATGAAAAAGTATTGTATGATACAACACCCAATACGAGGGAAAATACCTTTTGAATTGTATGATTTCCAAGAAAAGTCAGTTGGTGAGTTTAAAGATAATCGTTTTAACATTATTCTAAAAGCTCGTCAGTTAGGTATATCTACATTGACGGCAGGGTATGCTTTATGGATGATGACTTTCCACCAAGACAAAAATGTTTTGGTAATTGCAACCAAACAAGAAGTAGCAAAAAACTTGGTTACGAAAGTTCGTGTTATGCACGCAAACTTACCGAGTTGGTTAAAGCAACGATGTGTTGAGGATAATAAATTAAACCTACGATATATGAATGGTAGTCAAATCAAGGCGGTATCATCAGGACCAGAAGCAGCTCGTTCTGAGGCACTATCATTATTGATATTGGACGAGGCAGCATTCATTGACAAAATTGATGAAATATGGACAGCAGCACAATCCACATTAACTACTGGTGGTAGTTGTATTGCATTATCAACACCTAATGGTGTGGGTAATTGGTTCCATAAAACTTGGATAGAAGCTGAGGAAGCAACTGGTATGTTTAATCCAATTAAATTACATTGGACGGTTCACCCAGATAGAGGACAAGAGTGGAGAGATGAACAAGATACTTTACTTGGTCCAAGTTCAGCAGCACAAGAATGTGATTGTGATTTCTTAACATCTGGTACAGGTGTAATTGACGCAATTACTTTAGAAAAGTTAAGAAAAAATAATTGTATTGAACCAGTAGAAAAACGAGGTATCGATAGTAATATGTGGATTTGGGAACAACCAAACTACAATAAAGATTACATCGTATGTGCTGATGTCGGTAGAGGAGATAGTGCAGACTATTCCGCATTCCACGTTATTGAGTTGGAAAGTTTAACTCAGGTAGCAGAATATAAAGGTAGATTAAATACGAAAGATTTTGGTAATATGTTGGTTAGTGTAGCAACAGAATATAATGACGCTTTACTAATCGTAGAAAACAATAATATTGGTTGGGCAACAATCCAACAAATTATAGATAGGGATTATCCTAATCTATTTTATACAAGTAAAGACTTACAATATGTTGATGTACAACATCAAGTAACGAATAAACATTATCGTGAAGAAAAGAAAATGGTTGCTGGTTTTTCAACGACTTCTAAGACCAGACCACTAATTATTAGTAAGTTAGAAGAATTTTTTAGAGAGGAAAGTGTAGTGGTTCGTTCAAATCGTTTGATTGATGAACTACTGACTTTTGTCTATATAAATAACAGAGCGCAAGCGATGAACGGATACAATGATGATTTGGTTATGTCGTTTGCAATTGGACTTTGGGTTCGTGATACTGCATTAAGACTACGAACACAAGGTGTAGAACTAACAAAGAAAACTCTTAGTCGTATGATGGACAATGAGGGTTTATATACCAATGACGATATCAAAAGAAATGATAGTTGGGATTGGGAAACAGGAAAAGAGAAAGAGTCATTGGAGTGGCTCTTATAAAGTGAGGTAAAAAATGGCAGATACAACATTATTTGGGAGATTACGAAGATTATTCAGTACAAATGTAATTGTTCGTAATGTCGGTGGTAAAAAACTAAAAATCGCCGATACAGACCAAGTTCAAAAACAGGTTAAATCACGTTTAGTTGACAGGTATACAAAACTACACAACAACTTAGATTTAGTTGGAACAGGTTATTCAACCGTACATCAAGTAATGGCAGCAAGATTAGCATTATTTAAAGATTATGAAAGTATGGATTCAGACCCAATTATTTCATCAGCGTTAGACATTTATTCAGATGAGTCCACTATGAAAGGACAATATGGAGATGTTGTTAAGGTTACTTCTGATAATGAAAACATTAAACAAGTATTAGAAAATTTATTCTATGATATTATGAATATCGAGTTCAACCTATGGCCTTGGGTTCGTAATATGGTTAAGTATGGAGATTTCTTTTTATACTTAGACATTAATGAGAAATACGGAATTACAAATGTAGTTCCACTTTCACCTTATGAAGTTATAAGAGCAGAGGGAGAAGACCCAGAAAATCCTTACTACACTAAGTTCTACTTAGAAAGTATTGAAGGAGCACACCCGTATTTCGGTCAAAAGTCGAGTGGTAAAGGTAAAGTAGAATTTGAAAACTTTCAAATAGCACACTTTAGATTAGCAAACGATAGTAATTTCTTACCTTACGGAAAATCTATGGTTGAAGCAACTCGTAAGATTTGGAAACAATTAACACTTATGGAAGACGCTATGTTAATTCACAGAATTATGAGAGCACCTTCTAAACGAGTATTTAAAATTGACATTGGTAATATACCACCAAATGAAGTTGATAACTATATGCAAAGAATTATCAACAAGATGAAGAAAACACCTATAATGGACGAAACCACAGGTGAATATAATTTAAGATATAATATACAAAACCTAACAGAAGACTTCTTCTTACCAGTTAGAGGTGGAGATAGTGGAACTGAAATCAATGAATTAGGTGGTATTGATTATGATTCAACAGAAGACGTTGAATACCTAAAAAATAAATTATTAGCATCTCTAAGAGTACCGAAAGCATTCTTAGGGTTTGATGAAAATGTCGGTGGTAAAGCAACACTTGCGGCAGAAGATGTAAGATTTGCCAGAACCATTGAAAGAATACAAAGAATTATCGTATCAGAACTAACAAAAATAGCAGTTGTTCACTTGTATTCACAAGGATACACAGATGAAGACTTAGTAAACTTTGAGTTAGAATTAGCAAGTCCTTCAACAATGTATGAACAAGAAAAGATTGAACTATGGGGTCAGAAAGTCTCATTAGCTCGTGATATGATAAGTGATAAGATTTTACCTTATGAGTGGATTTACGATAATATATTTAATTTCTCTTCTGACGAAAAGGTAGAAATTGAAAATCAAATCATTGAAGACCAAAAACAGAAATTCAGACACTCACAAATTGAAATGGAAGGTAATGACCCACAACAATCAGGAGATTCAATTGGAACACCAAGTGATATGGCATCCGTAGGTATCGGTGCAGATGATACTGCAACACCACCCGATTCCTTAGCAGGTTCCGTATTTAATCCATTTGAGGAAGACGGAGAAGACGACAGACCAGAAGATGAACAAGGTGGTCGTCCACAGGAAATGAATAAACCATTCAAAGATAGTGGAACAAGAGGTCGAGACCCATTAGGAAAACAAACCAAAAATCGTAGACCATTAGCATTAGCACATTATGATGCTTTGAAAAAAACTATGGGTAAAAAGTCAAAAACCATAATACAAGAAACTAATCAAGTAGATGAATTAGAGAAAGAATATAATGAATATAAAGAGGAAAACGGAGAGAATTAATACCGATTTCTCAAAAGTTTTATATTTATTATTGATAAAAAACAGAAAAATACTTTGGAGCTCAAATGTCTTATGTTAAACATAGTAAGATAAAGAATACAGGTATTCTTTATGAACTTTTATCTCGTCAAATCACAGTAGATGTGATAAATGACAAGAAAAATGCTAAATCAGTTAAATTATTTAAAGAATTCTTTAATAAAAATACTGAATTAGGTAAAGAATACGAATTATATTCAATCTTATTGAATAAAAAATACAAAAACTTGACTCACGCATCATCTTTATTAGAAGCGGTAGTCAAAAGTCGAAGAAAATTGTCAAATCGTCGTTTGGCAAATGAAAAATACAATTTAATTAAAACAATTAAAGAGAATTATGATATAAAAGATTTCTTTAATACCAGAATACCAAACTTTAAAGTGTTGGCATCGGTATATCGTGTTTTTCAAACAGAAGTCGGCAAAGAAGACTTTGGGCCAGTCCAAAAAACTGATTCATCAATCACTATAACTGAACATATTACTCAATCTAAACAATCAAGAGTAAAAAGACAGAATTTAAGTGAATATTCTAACCAAGACAAAGATTTAAGGTTGTTAAGTTATCAATTATTAGTAGATAAATTTAATAAAAAGTATAAATCTCTAAATGAAAATCAAAAAAACTTGTTG